GGCCGGGCTTTTTGTTGCCCGCGAACGGGAAGGGAGCAAGGCAATGGCCAAGCAGGTCCTTTTGGACGCCCAGGTGTCGATCGGCGGCACCGATCTCACGGACTACGTGTCCAAAGTGGAGTTCGAGTACTCCTACGCCGAGCAGGACACGACCACGTACGGCAGCGGTGGCGCGAAGGAGGTGATCGGTGGTCTCGAGGAGGGCTCCGTCTCCCTCAGCTTCAAGAACGACTACGCTGCGGCGGCGCTGGACTCCATCATGGCCGGCCTGGTCTCTCGCACACCGCAGACCTTCACCGTGCGCCCCAACTCCGCGGTCGTCTCGTCGTCGAACCCACAGTACAGCGGATCGATCCTCGTGAATTCCTGGCAACCGATCGCGGGGAATGTCGGAGACGTCGCACAGACCGACCGGCAATACACCAAGTCCGGGACGTTCACCCGCAGCACCAGCACGTGACGCCTTGCGGCGCAACGGTTCTGGTCGTACCCCGCGGCTAGAGTCGAAGCGCTGCAAGCAAAGCGGCCCCGGCGGGCGACCCCATCGCCCAACCGGGACCTACGAACACCTACTGCGGAGGTGCCCGATGGGCCTCAGTGTGGACCACGTCAAGCGGGCCGGCAATGGCCGGAGCACAATCGATCCGAACGCAAAGCATCCCTGCTCAGTGGACGGCTGCGGCCGGACCGTGAACACGGCTGGCTTCTGCACCCGTCACTACCGGCA